AAACAGCCGTAACATATTCCGTCTTGAGCCAGTCCACATTATATTGTCCGATTATGGCTTCGGATGCTTTTCTAAAACCGTCATAGCTTCTCAGATTCCCTTTCTCATCGATCAGAAGGGTTGCCAGGTCATTCTGCTCACGGTGTGCCTTGAATGCTGCAAATACGGCATTGTTCCTCTTTAATTCACGAAGGAATTCCGGATCCGGATCGCCGAATCTTACTTCTGCATGAAAACCTGTCTCGACCGCTTTGTCAAGGTAAGAGCGGGTATGTTCGAACAGGTCCGGATCGATATCATCCCGGACATCAAATTTTTCGTATATGCGTTTTAATATGGCATTCCTGATCGACTCATCCAAACTGAAATCCATTGAAATCTGTTCCCGCATGGAAGCACACGCCGGACAGTGGCAATCATACAAGTGGGAAACAAGCCCGGAAAATCCTAAACCTTCACTTTCCGGGCCTTTCCGAAAAAACCGATGGCCCGGTCTTCGTCCGGATTATTCCGCTTGGCAGGGTTCGGCTCGTCATAGCTCTTGTTGTCCACCGTGTTCTCCTTTTTATCCTTCAAGCCATAGAACCGGAACTCGTATCCGTCCAGCTTGTAGCCATGTGCGACAAGAAAGGGAAAGAGACGGTAATTGACAATATCCTGGATGCGTTTCATCCGCGCCTTGGTGAACTCCGTAAGGACCCTTTCGTGCACTTCCGCGGTTCCGGTCCACTGTCCGTTCTTGCTGGTTCCGGTCTGCCCGTTCATCATCTTGGCGATCTGGTCGTCACAAAAATCAGCAAGGCTCTTGTAATTATCGCTGCTTTCCTTGCTGGCTACGGCTGTAACGGTCAGTTTTTCATCACTGCCGACGACTCCAACCAGGTCACTGCCAAAACGGACGGCCATCTCCATCGCTTTTTCCCGTTCTTCTTCATTGTCGGTGTCCGTCTCATAAGTGATAAAAGGTTTCCCGAACCTTTCGTTGTACTCCGACCAGTCCGACCGTGCATAAGTTTTCCATATGATTTCCCGGCTGATGGATTCCAATTTTCCAAGCACTTCCGGATCTCCGACGGGCAAAAGGAAAAACGCCGTTTCATGTCCCTCGTAAGATATGCCGTCACGATCCCAAGGGTTTATCGTGATTATCTTCTCAAAAGGACGGACATGCTCTCTTGGAAAGACTTTCACGTCCACGAATTCGCCTTTGGAATCCTGCTCGCCGAATTCGATAAGCTGATATCCCCAAAATTCACTGTCCATCACAAAGGTCAGAAAACGCGTAAACCAGGGACGATCCAAAAGCAGGGTCCGTTTCTTATCCTTACTGTCACTGCCTTTCTTGCAGACCTCAAAAGGCTCCGTGATCAGAAAGGCTTCCGCCTTTTCATGCTCGCTGATGACCTGGCTGTCTTTCCATGTGTTTTCATATATATCCAGCAGGCCTGTCCGGTCGGAATTATCCGGATCAAGGGCTTCCAGAGCGGCCTTCACGAGGTTATTCATTTCCATGTTGACCCGTGTGGGACCTTGGCGTTTCAAAAGGGAAGACTTACGTTTTCGGCTCATGCCGAACTTGGACGCTATTTTGTTTGTAATTCTTTTTATATCCATTTCGAATTGTATTTAGATGATGTTTACACAGGACACAGATCAGCCAAAAGGATTATGACTTCGCCTCGGACTGGAAACCCACCGGAACGATGTCCGGGGTTTGCCGGAGGAATCCAAAACCGGAATGAGCGTGCTGTTGTCCTTGCCGGATGCGACCCGGTCGATCTCTTTCAGCACGTCTTCGTAGTTTAACCTTACCCTTTCCGGGATACTTTCATCCGGGACGGACTGATAGAGAAAATAAACCGTGAGGACGGTCATCCACCGGACCATCGAAGCATTCCGGCTGTCCCCTTCTTTCGAAAGTTCCTTTATTATTTGATAACGTCCGGACAGTTTCTCGGAAATATACCCGTAAGCCATTGTCTGTGCGTTGAGTATCTTACAGTCTTCATCGCGGATGAGCTTTTTTAGCGAGGCTTCCGATATGAAAACAAGGAAATCGCATGTCTGCAAATAATCTACTACCATGGTCGTCTATATTTGTTGTGTTTGTATTTTGCGGATCTAAGCCCGCCGGTTTGTTTCATTCCGGGCTTGTTAAGTTTGTAAATGCCACCTTCCACGGCATCGGGACCGTCATCGTGCGGAGCATCCGGAAATCCAAGGAATTGCTGACGGATCTCCTGCATGTCCGGACTGTGCTTCAATGCCTTGTTAAAGCGGATCCTCCCCCTCTCCGCATATGCGGAAAGGTTTTCGATGCGCTCCACTTTGTCCGGCTTATCCCGCCTGTCTCCCCTGATGGCAATGCTGTAGCCTCTTTTTTCCGCTTCTTCATCGTATTTTTCAAGATGTATATCCTGGATGAAATTCGCTTCCATCCAGTGCGGACAATTTCTATGCGAGGGTATTTCTTCCGCCAGAGCGTAATGGCCGCGGACCATTTCAGGGGTGGTGCACTGGCGGCAAAACGCATCGTAGATGTCAAAGTAAGGACCATTCTTGCCGATCAGGACGATTGCCTTGAAATCGTTCTTTTTCGAGTCTTTGTAAGAGGGATCGCAATAGGTGACCAGCTTCTCGCAGTTGTCGATTGGCGGCAGGTCGGCCCAGGGAAGGTGTTCTTCGCGGAACACCCGGCCAATTACGATATGTTGGTGGAACAACTCGCGAAGGGCAATACGCTGTCCCATGTTCTTCATCTTCGTCAGGATCTGTTCCCTGGTATATCTTTCTTTCCATGCCGGCACGCCTTTTTCCGAAAGGTCCATTTCGTGTGTGCGCGGGTTTTCAAGGGCATATACTTTCAGATGGGTTATCGTTTCTTTCACCGGATCGCCTTCTTCAACATCTCCGACGATATGTGAGAGGATGCTGCCTTTATGGATACGGTTCCCGATCACGACAAAACGGCTGCCTTTGGTCGGTGCACAGCCGTACAGGTCACCCAACACCCAGTCCGTGGCTTCCTGTACGCGTTTTTCATTCTTGCATATTTCAGCATCATCTATGTCGTCGACAATAATCAGGTTGGGACGGAGCGCGGCTTCACGTACGCCACGCGGGGATTGTCCGCGACCGAATGCCCAAAAACCGATCCCGTCATTCGTGACGAAATGCCCGGTGTCCCATTTCCCCGACTTGTACTGCGGTCCGTAGTCGGCAATATAACGCTGGTTGAACATCAGCTGTTCCTGCAAATCTGCGAGCAATCCGTCCGCCTTATCCTCATTGGCCGAGGAGAGGACAACGCCAGTAAGTTTTCCCAAAGCCTTAAGGTACATTGGCAGGAATATGTCCATGACAACGGATTTGGCATGTTCACGCGGCCATTCTCCGACGAACATGATGTTGTCGTTTTCGACGATCAGGCCAACTCCTTTTTTGTGGAACCAGGCAAAATCGGCATCCATGAAGTCTTCGAAATAATAACGGCAGAATTTCGTGAAGTTTTTCAGAAGAGAGGCTTTTCGCCTGCCTTTTTGCTCATCCGTTTCCTCACGGATCGGTTCGAGACGGACCGTCTCCTGCATTTCTCTGAGCCACTGTTCATATTCTTTCTGTTCCTTTCGGCTTAAATTCATCTCCAGGCTCATGATCTGTTCCCTCCCCTTTCCTCATTTAAAAAATCATTCAAGGCTGGAGCTACGTCACGTGCCAAAACAGGATAGTTGTCCGTAAGGAACTTGTTGATCTTCCGTACAGTCCTGACCAATGCCGTCCAGTCGGTTTCCTTCGGCTTTATCATGTTGTAGAGGTCCCGCAC